TGGATTAATGTTTAATCTTTACCGATTTAACATGCTGGAACGTCTTGAGGAAAGTAAAGACGATTCAGATCGTATTAGTAATGCACATTATGTAGCTGGAGTCCGAGACTTTATTGATTTCGTAGAGAAACAAGAATTTCTTGGAAAAGTTGCAAAAAAAGCTAACCCTTAAAGGAAAAATATGTCAGACGTAATCGAGCAATCGACCGCCACTGAGCAAACTGGTAATCCGGTAGATGCTATCGCTGCAATGATTGCCGCTAACAAGCGTAACAATCCGCAACCTGAAAGCAGTTCTCCGCCACCAGCGGGACAAGAGGCGAAAGCTTCCCCCGAGGCGGCTCCTGAAAATGGTGCTGAACCTGAAGATGGTAGTTCTAATGAACCAGATGATGCAGGATCTGAAAATGAAGCCGAGTCCACCGATGGTGTAAACGAAGCAGTCAATTTCCTAGATTTTGCGGAACAGAATCCGAATGTAATGCTGAAGATTCCCAATAAAGACGCTGAAAACGGCTTTGTTGAAATGTCAGCAAGTAAAGCGGCTTCTATTTTGGGTCAAGGAAGTGCTATCCATGAAAATGCTCGCAAACTGAAAGCAGAACGAGCTGATTTTGAAGAGTATGAAAGTAAGCGCCGTAATGAACTCGACGGTTTGCAAATTGGAATGGAATTTACCATTGTTCCGCAGTTGGAAACAGCAGCAAACGAATTGGTAACTTTACAACAATATAACCAGCAATGGAAGCAAATCTACGATAACGCGACTACCGAGACTCAACGTAGTGAAGCTGAAGCAGCAATGCGTCAAAACGCTAATTTGATTCAAGAAAAGTCGAAGTTTATTACTGATAGTCGGCCTAAAGTAAGTCAGTTTTATCAAGCTCGTACGGCTTATGTCCAAGAAACTTTGGAAAAAGCTCGTCAGGGTTTTACAGATAAAGACTTGGCTAACAAAGCTAACTTTGCTGAACTCAGGGAGAAACTTGGGAAAGAGTGGAAGTCTGCAAATGGATCATTTGTACCTGGTGTACCAAACATTGATTTGGTTTCCAGTGATGAATATCTTCTGGGTCTTGTGCGTGATGGCATGAAATTTCGTGAAGGTCCAATTGTGCGAAATGCTGGTGGTTCTTTGGCTGCATCCAATAAATCAGTAGCAAAAGCAAAGACTGCACCTGAAAACAAGTTTGAGACACTTCAAAAACAAGCAAGTTCGGGCAATAAGAATGCGGCTCGGGATCTTTTAGCAAACATGCTTGCTGCCAATAAGCGCAAACGTTAATCAGGAAAATACATCATGGCTACAATCACCTCCGCCAATCTGGGCAATGGTAATGGTTCTTACACCACCGACATCGTCGTCAAAGACCTCGATATGACCGTTTCTAACTATGTTAAAGATCGTACCCCGATTACTAACATGGCTATGAGCAAAAAACGCAAAGTCAATTCGACTCTGCACATCTGGCCTGTGGATTACTACCGCACTCCTGCTTTGAATGCAAAGCTTGAAGGTGCTGCTGTTAGTACCGCCCTTGCTGCTGACAATACTCGTGCAAATATCGGTAACTACACACAGATTTTTACAACTGTGATTGGCGCTACTGGTACTGCCCGTGCTGTTGAACAAGCTGGTGGAGATCCCCAAGCATACCAAGAAGTTAAACAGTTGACTGAGATCATGTTTGACGTTGAACTTCAAATGGTTCGTGCTGATGGTGCTTCTATCAAGTACAGTGGTCAAGCTGCAACTCAAGGCGGTGGCGCTCCTAATACTGGTCGTCGTTTTGGTTCCTTGTACTCATATGCTGGTACACGTTCAGGTAATGACACTGACGGTACTTCCATTTTGAACTTGGCTACTTCTGATGGTAATGACGTTACTGGCGCTGTTAATACCAATCAGCCATTTAATGGTCTTTTGCCTAATGCTGGTCTTGGCTACTTCACGTTCGGTTCAGGCGTTACCCTGCAACAGTTCAGCCCATACCTGTATAAGCAATTGGTTACTACTGCTGAACAACGTTTCAACGCTAAGATCACCAACATGGTTGCTCCTACGTCGATGCGTACTCATATCAGTGACATGCTGCCAACCAGCCGTTCTATCAACCGTTTTAACCCTGCTGATAAGGGCGATACGATTGGTACTTACGAAGGTGACTTTAATTACACCTACCAGATTGATGACTCTTGGGTCATGGATCAAACTGGCGCAGACAATACCTCGGTACTGTTCCTGAATCCAGATGTGGTGCAGTGGGGTTCTTTGCGTGAACTTGGCCCAAATAATGAAGTATTCAGTTCTGCTGATGCTTCTTTGGATCAGTACATCATGGAAGGTACTCTGATTGTGCGTAACCCAGCCGGTGTTGCAGTGCTTGCTGCTGTTTCTCCAACTGGTGCTGCTGTGACGACTCCTCGTCCTTCTGCACAAGTCCAGCGTTATCTGTAATACCTAAGTTTAGGTAATTTATTGAAGGGGATTGTTCGCAGTCCCCTTTTATAAAGCATGGAGAAGTAAATGATTGATGACGATAATATTCAAGTAAACGAAAAATACTATTCTGATGGCATCCTTGAAGGTGGCATTGAAGGTGTGTTGTCCAAAAATGACAAGCTTTTTAATGAAGTAAAGTCAGGCACTTGGTCGCAAACTTTTATGACTCCCAACATTGATTACAAAGTTGGTTCCAAAGACGGTCAGCGATATGTTCAATATTCTCAAAAGAATGTAGAACCTATTCGTCAACGTTGTAAAGAAATGCGTGAGTTTTACAAAGAACATGGAACTGATAATCCATTCTTTGCTGGAACATTTCATGCAATGGAACTACCTAAATGTTTTGTTCATGAGATTACATCAAAGTATTTTAATAATCGTTCTTGGGAACTAATTAAAATGGAAAAGAAAGATAAGATTCTTTTTTATGCCATAGTTAATGAATATTACAGTGATTTTGTATGTCATCCAAGTGGAAAGATTCCGCTACCCTATAATCCTGCAATACCTACAAAATAAGGTGAACAAATGGCTCTATTCATTCAATCAGCTAATTCTTTAGTTAGCCGAATCGCACAATGGGTAGGTGCTATACCTTCTGCTCTCAGTATCACAGCAACATCAATTAATACTACAACTGGAGTTATTACAACTTCAGCTTCTCCTGTAGGAATTGTTTTGATTGGTGACTTTATTGGACCAAGCGTACAAGGGCCATTTGCAGCCGTTTTATCTGTTTCTAGTACAACCATAACAGTTAATGATCCTGATGGCGTGTGGAGTGGTTTAACGACTCCTACGAGCATTTTGAAGGTGCCTACCCAGTCTTCACTGGAAATTATGTCTTGCATTCAAATGTGTGAGCTAAAAATGCGTACTATTGAGCTTCCTGCTCTGCGTTCAGATCCTTATACGACTGTAACACCCACGACATTGACGACTGATGCTCAGGGCATGGCTCCAATTCCATCGGACATGAATTCTCCAATTCTGTTCTTTCAAGATTCTCAACCATCCAATCAACCTGCTGGTGCTACCAATATGGGGCCATGGATTATTTATGATCGAGTTGGTGATCGTGAGATTATTCGCCGCAGGATGATTGATCAGCTATACATTCGTCCATTTGGTGTTCCTCGTGTTATTCGTGCTTCTTTTTCTGAAGTTGGCCCTAATTATGTGTTTACACCAAACCCTGGTGAAAATGTAACAATCAAGGCGTATTACAACAAGACATTCCCCTTTTTGTTTAGTACAACTACGGATGAACTTAATCCATTGGTTCAATCTAATGCAGTATTAAGTTCCTTTCCAGAAGGTTACTTATATGGTACTTTGTCTGCTTATTATGATAAAAACAAAAATGTAGATGAATCTCAAAAATGGGATGTAAGATTTGATGCTGCTTATGGTCTTATTGAAGATCAAAATTACAAAGGTAAGTGGCGTGGTGGAGATCAACATTTGACTTCAGAATATCAACCTCGTGCATACCGTTACTCGTTTAAGTAAGGATATAAGATGGCAACAAGTGGTTTATACGGAAATACAGCGGCAAGTTCCGTTGCTCTTCCATCTGGTTCTGAATCATCGGGTTTGTACGGTAACAATACTAATTTTGGTGGTACATATTTTGAATGGTTGATATTCCAAGAAGCTCTTACTGCTCCTGCTAATCCTACTGGTGGATCATGGAGTTTTATTACCAATACAGGAACTCCGCCTACAGGCTGGTCTTCTATTCCTCCTGTAAATCCTGTTAATCCAGTTTGGTTTTCTATTTCATTAGTCAATTCTAAAAATAGTTCACCTTTAATTTGGTCAGATACTGCTCCTTTAGTAAAACAAGGAGTTCCAGGGACTGCTGCTACAGTTTCTGTTGGCACTACAACTACTACAGCTCCTGGTACAACTGCTTCGGTTGTAAATGCAGGTAGTTCTAGCAATGCTATCTTAAATTTTGGGATCCCACGTGGAGATGTAGGAGCTACAGGGTCTACGGGTACTGCTGCAACTATTGCAGTTGGCACTACTACAACAGGCGCTGCGGGAAGCTCTGCTTTAGTTAACAATTCAGGATCTAGTTCTGCTGCTGTTTTTGATTTTACTATTCCTCAAGGATTACAAGGAATTCAAGGCATTCAAGGTGTTATTGGAAATACCGGCCCTGCTGGTGTAAGCATTCTTTCGGTTGTGCTTACATCTGGAACACATGCTCCGGGAACACTGGATACATATACTATTAATTACAGTAATAGTACAACATCGACTTTCCAAGTTTATAACGGTGCTAATGGTACAAATAGTGGAGATATTTTTGGGCCATCTTCTGCTACTGATAATGCTATTGCCAGATTTGATACAACAACTGGAAAGTTAATTCAAAATTCAATTATTACGATTGATGATTCCGGTAATGAAGCAGGAATTTTGTCTCAACAATTTTCTGATGGGTCTACTGTTGCTTTGGCAGCAGGCAAAATGTGGTATGACGGTTCTACAGGTTCATGGAATCTGGGAATGGGAAATGGAAATATTACTCAACAAGTTGGTGAAGAAATATTTGTATATGGGAAAGCTTCTGCCAATATTACAGAAGGACAATTAATTTGTAAAACTGGAGTTGTTGGCTCTTCTGGACAAATTACTTTTGGTCCTAGTCCAATTGGACTTTCAAGTAATGATGGAATTATTGGCGTTGCCACGGAAAATATTTCAATAGGAAATTTTGGTCGTGTAACTTTTTTTGGTATTGTCCATGGCTTAAATACAACAGGATCCAGTGTTGGCGAAACATGGATAGATGGTGATACTCTTTATTACAATCCATCTTATGTTGGGAGCATGACAAAAACAAAACAAGTTGCTCCAAATATTAAATTTGCCATTGCTACAGTTATTCACGCCGGAAATGGTGGATCAGGATCAATTCAAGTCAATCTTGAACCAGGATCTACATTAGGTGCAACAGATTCTAATGTGGAAATTAATGCTGTTGCAAATAATGATTTACTCCAATATAGTACTTCTGCAAATAGATGGCAAAATATTCGTTCAAACAAAATAATTGTTGGTGCTGGTATAGGCACTCAATTTACATATTTCCCTTAAGGAGCTTACATGGCAACTAATACCACACCAATTTATAGTTCAGCAGCTCAAGTTTCTTGGAACCCAGCAGTACTATTAACAGCCAATACTGCTAAAGATGGCACAGGAGTTGTTTCAAGTATTTTTACCGCTGGTGCTGATGGTGCTCGAGTAGAAAGAATTCGTGCAAAAGCACTTGGGACTAACGTAGCTACTGTATTGCGAATATTTATTAATAATGGTGGCGCAACTAGCGTTGCCGCTAATAATGTTCTTTATGCTGAAGTTACATTGCCTGCTACAACTTTGTCAGAAAGTGCTTCGCTATTGCAAATTGAATTGCCGAATATTACGGATACAACCGCCTTTCCTATTGTTTTGCCTGCTGGTTATGTATTAACTGCAACAATCGGAACTACAGTAGCTGCTGGATATGATGTTATTGCAGTTGGCTCTACATATACGGTTTAAATTATGAGCATATATTCTGATATGAAAGGGTTCCCGATTTCGGGATTCCCTGTGTTAGCAAATGTGGTCGGTGGAGTATCATTAAATAATTTGTATTCAGAACCACTAAAAGCTTCTGGATATGCTTTTGATATTAATGGAACATTACGATCTGGAGCAATTACTTGCGGCGCAATTAATTCAGGTGCAATTACTTCAAATGGCGCATTAAGTATTAATGGTGGAATTATTGGCGCTGTTTCAATGGCCAATTCTGGTACTTATACAAGTACTTGGGCAGCGACAGGTGGTTTATATAATGCGGGATTGACTACTGTTGCACCTTTAGCAACAGCATTACTTCGAGCTAATAATTCTCCTGTTGTTCGCCTTGGATCTTCAACATGGAACGGTTCTGCTACTGAAGTAAACAGTATGGAACTTGTAGTTAAACCAGATGCGTTTGGTTCTGCAATTACATCAGGAAGATTTGTTCTTAAAAATTCTACTTATGATAATGTTATTACAGATACAGATGTACTAACCATATCAGCTACTGGAAACTTAACATCTTTAGGTACTACTTTTGGCCCTGAAGTATTACAAGATTCAACATTTGATACAGCTCCTACAACAAATTGGACAGTTACTGGAGATTGGGCATATACAACAAATGATTACACATTTACACGCTCAACAGGTTCTGGAACTATTACTCAAAATTCATCTAGATTTCTGATTCCAGCTATTGCCAATCGTTGGTATAAACTAACTTATGTAGTTGGAGTAGCTGGCCCTGCTGGTACAGAAATGTGGATTGGTACTGAATTTGCAAACAACTTAATTCGGATGCAATGTTTGTCTGTTGGTACATATGTTGCTTATTTAAAATCCAATAGTGCGCCTGGTAATTTAGTTCTATATGCAACAGCAAGTGTTACTTCTGGCTTGCAAATTGATAGTTTATCGTTGGTGGAAGTACAAAGTGGAGATATTACTGCTTCAGGATCATTTACAGGTGGTGGTACTGGTGGTTTAAAGATAAATCAAGATGGAAGTTCTACTTTTTCCAATACTTTAGCAATTAATGGTGTAGCTACTTTAAGTAATGGAGCAATTTTAGGAACACCAGCATCTGGAAACTTTAGTACTGGAACTTTTACTTGGCCTACATTTAATCAAAATACTACAGGTACAGCATCTAATGTTACTGGAACTGTAGCAATAGCAAATGGTGGTACTGGAGCAACAACAGCAGCTACAGCGGTTGTGTCTTTAGGTGTACGCACAAGTTCTACAGGCTCAGAGATTATTCCATCAGGAACTACAGCACAACGTGATGGAACACCATTAGCAGGTTATTTCCGATTTAATAGTACTAACGTTCAGTTTGAAGGTTATAACGGAACAGCATGGTCTGGAGTAGGCGGTGCTTCTGGCGGTGGTGGTAATCCCATCATGTATGAGAATGATTCAGTAGTGTCTGTAAATTACACGATGACAACTGGTAAAAATGCATCAAGTACCGGTCCTCTTACGATCAATTCTGGAATTTCAGTAACCGTGCCTACAGGCAGCACTTGGGTAATCCTATGACAATTATTTTAAATGGAACTACGGGGATTACTACCCCGGCAACCATCGCTACAACTATTACCAGCCCTGCTGCCACGCCTTTAACTATTCAAAGTGCAGGCGTGACTGCTATCACGGTGGATACTTCACAGAATGTAGGATTAGGTGTTACTCCTAGTGCTTGGAGCTCTGGCAAAGCAATAGAGGTTGGCGCTATTGGCACAGGTATTTATACCTACGGAACCGCCAATACTTTTTATACTTCAAATGCGTATTTTAACGGCTCATGGAAATATTCAGCATCAAACTACGCTTCTCAATATAACCAGTACAACGGCACTCATGCGTGGTTCACAGCCCCCTCCGGCACAGCAGGCAACCCGATAACGTTCACGCAGGCAATGACGCTTGATGGCACGGGAGCAAATACAGATCTGTACTTGACAGCGACTGGCGGTACAAACGGTAACACACGAATTCGCGCTGTTTCTAATGGTGATCTTGCATTTATTACGGGCCTGAACGAACGCGCCCGCATTGACTCTGGTGGTAACTTGCTGGTGGGGACTACAGCAAGTAATGTTACATCTGGCGGCTTTTGGTCGGGTATTAATGCAAGTGGTACGGGTATTTCTCAACTCAATATTGGGCACATAACTGGCGCGTCTAGTGGAACTGGTTTTCTGCAATTCTTTTATGCTGGAGGTGGGATTGGCGGAATTACCCAATCCGGCACTACAGGTGTAGCTTACAACACAACTTCAGACTATCGGCTGAAGGAAAACGTCACACCGATGACGGGTGCTTTGGCTCGCATCAATGCACTCAAACCTTGCACGTACACATGGAAGATGGCTCCAGATGAAATCGGTGAAGGCTTCCTTGCCCACGAACTTGCTGAAGTCTGCCCACAGGCGACTACGGGCGAAAAGGATGCTGTCGATAAGGATGGCAAGCCCGTCTATCAGAGCATCGACACTAGCTTCTTGGTAGCCACTCTCACAGCAGCGATCCAAGAACAACAAGCCCTAATCACTTCCCTAACAACTCGCCTAACCGCTCTGGAGAATAAATAAATGGGAACGATTAATCTTAAAACAGCATCAGGTGGCTCAGTCATCCTGAGTCCTGCTAATACAGCAACAGATGTGACTATTACAGTTCCTGCTAGTAATGCAGCTATGGCAGTGAATGGTCCTGCGTTTAGTGCTTATTGTTCAGCAACTCAAACACCTACAGCCAATATAGATACTAAAGTTTCATTTAATACTAAGTTATTTGATACTGCATCTGCTTATGACGCAACAACAAACTATAGATTTAACCCGCAAGTAGCCGGTTATTATCAGATTACAGCCGCTGTTTGTTGGAATGTCTCTGCTATAGCGGCTTACATCACAACTTCTTTAAGGAAAAATGGAACCGCTTATGCTTCAGTAGCTGTTCCTCAAAATGCAATAACACAAGTTGCGCCTTTAGTAACGGCTCTTGTATTTATGAATGGAACTACTGATTATGTGGAAGCTTTTTGCTCTAATGGTTCCGGAACATTTACTAATTTGATTTCATCAACAAATACATATTTCCAAGCAGCAATGGTAAGGAGCGCATAAATGAGTATCTCAATTAACGGTACAGCGGGGCTCACGTTCAATGATGCTTCTACCCAGAACACAGCGGCTAAAGTCGGCATGGTCAATCGCATAATCAATGGCGATATGCGGATCGACCAGCGGAATGCCGGGGCTAGTGTGGCTGTCGGGGCAGGCACCTACAACATAGACCGCTTTCAAACGGTTCGTTTTGGTAGCGCTGCAACTATGACTCAGCAGCGGGTTACTACGGCCCCTACCGGGTTCACCAACAGTCTGATGTTTACGGTGGGCACCGCAGTGTCTCCCGGTGCAACCGATCAATCACAGATATACCAGTTAATTGAGGGTTACAACGTTGCTGATCTTGGGTGGGGCACTGCTAATGCCCAAACCATCACACTGTCTTTTTGGGTTCGTTCATCGGTCACAGGTACATATGGCATTGGTGTAAGAAACGGTGGTGCAAACCGAGCATATGTTGCATCGTACACAGTCAATAGCGCAAATATATTTGAGTACAAAACTGTAACCATTGCCGGAGATACTTCGGGGACATGGGCAACAGATAATACCGCTGGGCTTACGGTGTTCTGGGATTTAGGTGTTGGTTCTACATACAGCCAATCCTCTGGCTCATGGCAGGCAAATTCATCCATTGCAGGATTGACTGGTGGAACTAAATTGATTGCAACAGCCGCCGCCACCTTCTACATCACCGGAGTACAGCTAGAAAAAGGCAGCACAGCCACTAGCTTTGACTACCGTGACTATGGTCGTGAGTTGGCTATGTGTCAGAGGTATGGGTTGCGTGTTGAACAACAGCAAAACACTGGCGGTGTTTCCTCTGCCGCTGCTACGACAAACGTACGATTCACTTTTCCGGTGGTTATGCGGGCAACCCCAACCGCAGCATTGATAGTAGCAGGTTCTTGGATTGTAGGTAATGACTTTAGCGCTAACTACACGGCAAGCAGTGCGTCTATTACGGCTCAGAACCTAACACCCGCAGGTGGTCGGGTGAACATTGGCGGGTTCACTTTTAGCACAAACGCTTTCGTCGCAGGTACAGATGCAGCTGGTACTGCGGTTATGTTTATGAGTGCGGAGATTTAATATGTATAAGCAGTGTAAAAACATAGATGGTTCTGTTGGAAATTGCGTCATCCGTTTATCAGATGGTGCCAGCATCCCCGCTGATCCAGCCAACACAGACTACGCAGATTATCTCAAGTGGCTGGCAAAAGGACATACGCCAGAGCCTGCCGATATTCCGCCAGCACCAACGTACCAAGAGCTTCGAGCAGCAGCCTATCCTCCATTGGTAGATCTAATTGATGGACTGGTAAAGGATGATGCTGCACAGATTCAGGCGTACAAAGATGCTTGTTTAGCAGTAAAACTAATGTATCCAAAATGATTATTTTGTTTGCCTTTCTCTATTGCTATGTGTTTTGGCTTCTTTATATCCTTGTAATGGGGCTATACCGTGCTTCACTTGATGGAAGGCTTACTGGTTTAGCTAAGTGGCTTGCTTATCCTGTAGTAGCTTTAGCTATTCTGATTGACATCATATGCAATATAACAATTGCTTCTGTATTATTCTTAGAATTGCCAAAAGAACTATTAGTTACTTCAAGATTATCTCGTTATATCAATGTTGATACAGGATGGCGTAAAGTTAATGCAACTTGGCTTTGTAATAACTTGCTTGATTATTTTGATCCTTCTGGAACTCACTGCAAGTAAAATGCTGATAACTTTAATATAAAGATCAATATGGCAGATTACCAACGACTTCGTACTCCTTTTGTTAATATGTCGTTTACTCCAGACGTGCCTTCAAATGCACTTGGAGTAAATGAATATAACATTGGGCGTAATATTGAGGCTGATGTTCGTGGAGTAAAGAAGATTGGTGGAGAACAAGCAATTCTTTCTGCAATTCCGGGTCATCCTGTATTTATGGATGGTGGATTTAGAACAGAAGCTTTGTGGGTTTATATTGTTGCTACTCGTGAAGGCAAATGGTATATGGTCACTGCTAGTGGCATTACCAATATTACACCTGGTGTTGGAGCTAATCCTGCTGTAGCTCTTTCTGGTTATTCTGATGATGTAAATATTACTACTTCATGGGTAGGTACTGTATTTTTTATTAATGATGGATTGCGTAATCCAATGCAGTTTTTGCCTACTGCTACTGAAATTACGATTACAACAGATTCTGAATGGAATTACACATCTGGTGTACTTGCAACAAGAGCAGGGTTTGTTCGTAACTTTTGTTCCCCCAATGTTGGTAACATTCTTATTGCAGGAAATTTGACAGAAGATCTATCTGGTGGAACTACTGTCAACTATCCAACAACTGTACGTTGGTCACAAGCATTTGCCAATACTGGAGTGCCTGGCACTTGGATGCCTACATTGACGAACATTGCCAATGAACAAGAAATTCCAGTTCGTGGACCTATCATTGATGGATTCTTCCTTGGTGGAAATTTCTATGTATGCTCATATTGGGACACGGTAATTTTTTCTCCAATAAGCTATACAAATAGCACTGCTCCTATTTTTGGAGTACGGTTGTTCAATCAAGGTCGTGGATTAATAAACAATAACTGCTGGACAAATACTGATGCTAATGTTTATGGCGTAGATAGTCGAGATATTTGGGTATTTGATGGTTCCAACTTTAATCCATTGGGAAATCAAAAAGTCAGAGATTACTTTTTTAGCAATTTGAGTGCAACTTATTCTGATCGTGTTTTTGTTGTAAATAACACTCAAAAGAACCAAGTTGAGATTTATTACCCTGATCTCACATCTACTGGTTGGTGTAACAAGATGTTGGCATGGAGATATGATTTAAACGTCTGGAATGCCCCCAAGGACATAGCTAATGCATGTAATGCGTGTGAAGCTCCCAAGTGGATTTCTGGAGCTTTTAAATACGCTTCTAGAACTGTTACTTATGCTCAAGGTGGGGTTGATAGTTCTCAACTTATTCAAACTAATATTGGAAACTCCTTTATTAATTCTGCACCAATTCCAACATTGTTTGAACGTAATAATGTAAGTTTGCAGACAGAAAAAGGGCCTGTTCCTTATTCAGCTAAAGTTTACATTCATAGATTACTTCCTGAAATAGCTGGTACTGGAAGTATTGATGTTACTGTTGGTGGATCAAATTCCACTGCTCAAACACCTGTATATGGTCAAACAGGACATACGGTAATTAATACTGATAATCCTTGGGTAACAACTCAGCAGAATAATGTTAGAACCATTTCTGTTAAAGTGGAATCCAATGATGCTACAGATACTTGGAATCTGACTGCACTTAATTGGCAAGCAACTGTTGTTGAGGATTCGTTCTAATGCCTTACGCTCTTGACGGAAATCCGACATTATCAGAAATATCTGATGCAATAAATTATTTGCTGGCTAATTTGAATGCAGGAGTTCCGGCGCAGTCTTATCCTGTTTCCAATGATCCAACTACTGGTTTTGTTTCCAACACTATTGGTAATATTATTCAATACCAATATAGATATTTGGATATTAAATATGCAGACAATAATTCTGGATTAAACTTTTCTGACAATCCTTATGGGCGTTTGTATTTCGGTATTCGTAATGATGACTCTGTAGATGAAAGTTCCAATCCTGCTGATTACACATGGGTTCAAGTAACAGGTGGTTTTGGAGTTGATAAGGTTTTATGGATTACCACATCAGGTGGTAGACATGCTACTTTTGCTGTTTCTCAAGAAGCACCTGATCAAAATCAAAATTGGCGTGTCGTTCCAGTTCGATCAATTGACCTTGATAATCCTTTTGCAGTTTTTAATCAATATTTGATTATTAAATATGCAACTAATTCTGTAGGTGCTGGCTTTACTTCTACACCTTCTGGTAATTCTTTTTACGGGATTTACACAAGTACAGATGGTTCGGTTTCTACTGATCCCACTGCTTATGAATGGTCGCCATTTGCTTTCGGTACAACTTACAAAATGTACTATCGGTGTTTTGGTGGTCGTAATATTGATTTATTGCCAAGCACTTATAAACCTGTAGGTTTTATTGAATATAAAAATGAAGTTTTAAATCTTGATGTTTCTACATTAGGAACAACTGATTCAATTGGAATTATTTCTGATACTCCGCTAATTGTTCAATCGCCATATCAATACTTTTTAGTTAGATATGCTGATGATATTTTTGGAGCAGGAATCAGTTCTAATCCAACAGGTAAATCTTTTTATGGATTGCAATCATCTGAAGTTTTGACTTTAGATAGTAATCCTGCTGATTACATGTGGTTTGCTGCTGGCGGAACATTTTTGACTCAAATTAATTTGTGGTCACGAACTGCTAGTGGGAATACTGTTCAACTAAGTTTGACGTTAGATGCTCCTGATGTTTCTGGTTGGGAAAATATTTCTCAACAAACAGATGTTCTAGATCCATACATAAATGTATATGCTCGTTCAGGTGCTGTAGTTACCAATCTTACCAGTCCTGCTGATGGACGATTGGCCTACTCTACTCCCGGAGCTAATGGCATTATTAACATTAATCTTGACACTTATGGTCAAGGTAAAAATACTGGTGGATTTACCATTAATCCTTTAACTACGGCTTCTATTGCTGTAGATTCGTTTGGGCGTATATCCCAAGTAGGTAATACTGATCAAGTTCGCTTTAGTTCTATGTTGACTCATGCAACAGCAGGACAAACAGCATTTACTTTTTCTAATGCTCAAGCAGATCAAATTTTGGTTTTTAGAAATGGTTGTTTTTTAAAACCAATTACTGATTACACAAGAACATCAACTGCAGTTACTTTTGCAAATGCCTGTGTTTTAAATGATGTAATTGCAATATATTACATACGATTGATTGATGGTACTACTTCTGCTGACAAAGTACCATTTGTTACAACAACAGTAACCTTAAGTAATGGTCAAACAGTTATTCCATCTACTTATTCTGATGGTTCAGAACTTTTGTTTTTAAATGGGGTTTTGATTGTTGACAGTGATTATTCATATTACGGAACAAATCAAGGATATGTTTTAAATAATCCAGTATCTGGTGGTAGTTTAGTTGTTGTATCTTTTTCATTTAACAATGCAAATGTGTTAATTTTTGGTGAAAACTATGCTGAATCTTCTGCTGGTTCTACAAATATAGTATTTGCAACTCCGTTTTATCGTAATTCACATCTAATGTGGTTTAACGGCGCTTTATTAAGGCCAGGTACTGATTACACAATGCCTGGAGCTAGTATATTAACTTATAACTATACGATAATAGGGGCATTAAGTTATAGTGGACAACCAACACAATTCTGTTCATTTAATAGTGCTGGTGAGGCTTCTGTATCTTCTGTAGGTTCTGCTGGTGTACTTGGATATGATGTCCCAATTGAATTTGAATCACAACCTACAATTCAAGATATGTTTAAGAAAATGCAGAAAGAAATTAATTCCTTGAAACGTCAAGTTAAATTAATGAAAGATTCAAAATGACTCAAGCCATCAATTTAGCCAATTTTGCTAATAATCTTGATACTTCAGGAAATGTAAATCCTTCAGTATTAAATGCTCCTGTTCCTTTGTCAAAAGGTGGAACTGGCGCTACCACTGCAGCAGCAGCGGCAACAGCATTGGCGACTGCATTTGGCAATCTTCTTTTTCCTGTTGGTTCAATTTATATTAATGCAGGAGTTTCTACTAATCCAGCAACTCTTTTGGGTTTTGGTACTTGGATAGCATTTGGAGCAGGACAAGTTGCTGTTGGCATTAACGGAAGTGATTCTTCTTTTAATACGCTAAATCAAACTGGTGGAAATAAAGATGCAATTGTTGTATCGCATAATCATACTGCCAGCACTAATACAATTTCAGATCACGTTCATACAAGTTATTCTATTGATTACACTGGATCAGGTTCATATAACGTAGCTGGTGATGCTTATAGAGGGGTTTTAAATGGAAGAGCAACATCAGCGGCGGGTAGTCATAATCATACGGTTGCAATTGATTCTGCTGGTGGCACTGGGGCTAATGCAAACTTGCAGCCTTATATTGTTGTTTGTATGTGGAAACGTACTGCTTAAAGGATAATCATGGGCGCTCCAACGGCAAATGTACAACCATCACAACCGACAGGAACAGGTAGTCTTACACCTGTTTCCAATAATGGCGGGAAAGCTGGTGGAAGTGGTAAAAGTGGAATGAGTTCTATTCAGCCAAGTAGTCAAACCTTGACGGCTGATACTGCTCAACCTGCTATGGGCGCTCCTGCTGCTTATTCCAATACGATTACTCCAGATCAAACAGCACCTGGTTTAAATCAATCAACTCCATCTACACAGATGGGTTCCGGTAAAAATGGGATTGCAGGAGCAAATACCAATCAACCACAAACATTTGGCAAGGGGCAATAATCATGGGTATGAGTGGCGGAAAATCATCAGGCAATCAAACAACTCAGGTACAGATGACGCCTGAACAAAAAGAACTTCTTAAAGCACAAACAGGTTTTCTTACTGAAACAGCACTTCCTGCTTATCAAAAGACTATTGCTGGTGCTGGTGATGTTTATGGAACTACTGCTCCAGCTACTCAAGCTGCTGCAACCAATGCCATGAATGTTGCACAACAAACTGGAAATGTTCAACAAGGCGTAGGGACTGCTGGTCTTCTAGGTGGCGCTGCGGGACTTGCTTCATTGTTTGGTCCTCAATATGAACAAAACCAAATTCAAGGCGCTCTACAAGCTGGTAAAGAATCTGCTCGTGAATCACAAGCTGGTCAAAATGCCATGTATGGTGCTGCTGGTGGACTAGGTAGTTCTAGACAAGCTTTGGCTGATACAAATATGGCTAGTCTGAATGCACAACGTCAAGCGACTGCTGCTGCTGATGCACAAGCCAAAGTACAAGCCAATAAAGCTGCTGCTGCTGGTGCTTTGATGGGAGCAGGACAAACTGCTCTTACAGGCGCTCAACAATCTGCTGCTTCACAAATTGGTTATGCTGGTTCACCACAAGATCTTTTTAGCAAGTATGCTTCAGTTGTTTTTGGTACACCACAAGCCTCTACTACTGCTAACTTTACTGGTACTCAAGGTGGAACAAGTCAAGGTTCTAGCAAGAGTAGTGGTCTTAAATTTTAAGGAAAAAAAATGGCTGATAATCCTTTTGGAGGTCTAGGTCTAAGCCAGATGGGAAAAGATTTCTCTACTGGTGGCGGTGAAACTTTAGCAAAATTAGGAATTGCTCCTCCTTTGCAATTATTAGCGGGGACAATTTTAAATTCAATATCCGGTGGTGATTCCGAATGGGGTAAAAAATTGCTTACACCTTCCGCTACTGTTGGAGTTGCGCCCGTTACGGCAAATGTTGTGAAACAACCAAATACTTCTACTCTGCCTGCAGTTGATCCATTTAGTAATGCAACAGTTACTACTTCACCAGTAACACAATCAACAATTGCTCCACATCCATTAGATGCTTGGTCTCAAATAAATAAGGTGCAATAAAATGGCTGATGTTATTGATGCAGTTCAACCTCCAGAAGTTATCGGTGCTGGAATTGCACCTCCTCAAACTTTAATTAATGATTTTAATGATGCAAAAGCAACTGGTAATTCAGATGCTATGTATTCATTATTGACTAGAGCAGGATCTACTCCTGTTGCTACTGCTATTCAAAAATCTGCACAAGCAATTTCACAAGTAACAGACCCTATTCAAGCAACTCTTGATCGTGTTGCTGCTCAAGGTGGTGTAGGTACTCGTGATGGTAATTTGGCTGCTGCTAATGCTATTAAAAGTCATATTGAACAACAACCAGAAACAAGTATTCTTAAAGGTTTAGCCCAAGGATTGATGGGTGATCCCAATTGGAGAAGATTTGCTACTCAAGGTCAAATTCTTCCTAAAACTGAATTTGGAACCAATGGTGATTTTGTTACATCATATTATGCTGATAACAATCCTAATGCTCCTACTCGTGTTGTAAAAAATGGGCAAGATATTACAAGACAAGATTACATTGATGGTGGATATGGACGTTACAACACCATTGGCGATACTCCTGGTGGAGCAGCAAGATTAGCCAATACAAAATCAATGGCGGAAACCAATCTTAAAGAAGTTGCAAATTCTAATTATTGGGCTGCTGGTTATAAAGCAATTGGTCAATTAGAACAACAGCAATATAACGGATGGGATGAATTGCGGAAAACTCCTGGTGCTAATTTATCCAAAAAAGACATGGATGAATTTCGTTCTTTTGTAACTCGCACTCAAGGAATAACTTCTACTGCTGGAACTGCTGCTGCATCTTTGCGTTCTGCTAATGATACATATAGTCGTAATGACGCTACTGATAAATATAATAAATTTGCAGGTAGTGCAGGAGTTCCAAAAATTGCATCTATAAATTCAGATAATTCTGTGAAATTTGCAGATGGTACTACCGGAACTTTGAATGATCTAATTCAAAAAACTAATAGTGTTTCTTCTAGTGAAGAGCAATCTAAACAATGGAGTATTAGTAAGCAACAATTAGCTGAAAGTTCAACTTTTAAACGTTTGGATTTGCCTCAACAAGAAAAATTAATAAACATTATGAATTTGGCAGCAGCAGGTGACCAAATGAAACGTGACATTACAAGTAAAGTTGGTGCTAGTCCTATTTTTGCTCCATCTATTCCATTTGAACTTGGTCAATCGTTTAAAGTTGGAATGGAAAATGCTACACGTTCTATGGCTAATGGTGAGTATGCTGAAGCGTATCGTGAATTTTTAGATAAAGCACGCAAAGAAAATCCTGTTTTGGTTCCAGGTGAAGCACAAGCTGCTTTTATGAGATCACAAGAATTTGCTGATATTACTGATAAATATGGAGCAAAATCTGCACTTATTAGATCAATGCCTGAAGCACAAGATTTGCCAGAAAAAACAAAAGTGGAAGCGGGAACATCTACTTCTACAGTGACTCCTAAAAAACGTAGTATTTTGCCAAAAGCACAAGGTGAAGAACGCTTAACTGGAAATGCAGCAAATACTGCTATAGCTAGTTCTGGAGTAAAAGCACCTACTGGAGCAATTACTGATCTTGCATCACAATTTAGAAAGATGAAGCCATGAGCGATTTTGATGTAGAAGGATTTCAAAAAGCGGCTAGAGCAGCAGGTCATTCTGAAAAAGAAATTGCTGATGTTGTTGCAAAAGAAACAGGACAACCTGTTACTGGCATTTCTAATACGGTGGACTTAGCAACACAAAAGAATCCTATATTAGGAATGAGTCCTGTACAAATGGGTGAAGCAGGTTTAGCAGGATATGGGGCTTATAAATTAGGTGAAAAAGTTTTAGGTGCAAATGGAGATGTTGCAAATAAAGTTAACAATATAGCCAATTCAGGAAATTCTTCGACTCCTGTTCAAAATGCTGCAAGTATTGTTAGCCCATTGTCTCAACATGAACAAGACATGCAGGCTGAACTTTTGGCTAAAGCAAAATTGCAAACTCAACTCCTTCAACAAAAACTGTTGAATGAACAAAATAAAGTTAAGCCTCGTATTACAGGTGCAGTTGGTGGAGCAGTAACACCTGCTGATGCTGCTAGTAATGTGTTGCCTATGGATACAACTGCGAAATCAACAGTTGAACCTACTTCCAATAAATCTGTAGAAAGTTTGTCTACGCCGATAAATGATGCTCCAGCACAAGCTGCACAAGTTAAAGCCACTACTGTTCCGGTTACTCCTGTAGCATCTGCCACCACTCCTGAATCGCTTTCTCAAACAATAAATAAACAATCTGCTGTAACAGATACTTTGACGCCAAAACCAGTTATTACCGGTGAAGCTGGCGCTAGTGTTTCTCCTCCTACTGTAAAAGAAAGAGCAGCTAAAACGCAAATCACTTATCCAGATACACCTCAAACATGGCAAAAGTTGACCAAAGAAGGTACAACTTTTATGCCGGGTTATGGTCCAGGTGATAATAATTTGTTTAATACTTATGGCGCAGAAGGTCGTAAAGCTATTCTTGAGAAATTTAATGAAGGCAAACCAATTGGCTCTTATGAAAATTACCAAGCTTTAAATAAAGTTTTAGCTAAAGGTGTGCCATCTGGAGAAGCAACTAGTCTTATGTCTAGATTGCCTGCTGCTGAAGAGGCTGGTAATTTTGGTAAATTAGGTAAAGCATTAAAAATTGGTGGTGCTGCTGGATTGGGTTTGGGATTAGCTAATATTGCAAATGCCAGTACATTGTCTGAAGCTGGAGGAAGAACCGCAGAAACAATTTCTGGAGCATTACCTCCAGTATTTCAAGCTGGTATATATTCTGGCGGCACTAATGTTGGTGAACAAGAGCAAATTGATTACTTAAAACGAATGGAAGCAGCAAAACGAAAAGGTGCAGGTAATCGTGGCGCTGCTTATGATCCAAGAAAGTTTTATACATCTATGGATATTGGTGTTCCACCTCCAAACAGATAATATAATATTGATCATAATCAATTAGGGCAGTTTATGGATAACCAATCATTATTTAATCTTATTGCTGGAACAGCATTAACAGTTACAGGTTGGTTTGCCCGTGAACTGTGGACAGCAGTAAAAGAACTTAAAGCAGATTTGGCTAAATTGAGAGAAGATTTACCAAGACAATATGTAATTAGAGAAGATTACAAATCTGATATTCGAGATATAAAAGAAATGCTTAATAAGATTTCTGACAAACTTGATAATAAAGTGGATAAATAATGGATATTACTGGTCTTGGTGCAGTATCTGATTTAGCAAATACTGTAATTGGTCGTATATGGCCTGATAAATCTGAGGCTGAAAAACAGCAATTAGCTGCTGCTGTAATGGTCATTCAAGGCCAAATGGACATAAACAAGGTAGAAGCAGCAAGTCCTTCTGTCTTTGTATCAGGTGCAAGACCTTTTATTATGTGGGTATGTGGAATAGGTTGCGCTTGGAATTGGATTGGATTGCCTGTAGCTTGTTTTATCTTTGCTGCATTGGGTCAACCAATTAACATTTTTCCTGCTGATTTAAGCGAAATGATGCCCTTGTTATTGGGTATGTTAGGTCTTGGCGGATATCGAACTATTGAAAAAATTAAAGGTGTTGCGTCGACATGAATATTAACTTTGGAAAAGCATTGTCATTAGTATTAAAAAGTGAGGGGGGCTATGTCAATAATTCTGAAGATCCAGGTGGCATGACTAACCTAGGTTGCACTAAAGCAGTTTGGGAAGCATGGCTAGGTCATCCCGTCTCTGAGTCAGATATGCGTAAGCTGACAATCAATGATGTTGCACCACTGTACAAACAGAAATATTGGGATCGGATCTCTGGTGATGAACTGCCAGATGGACTAGATTACGCTGTGTTTGATGCTGCCATTAACAGTGGGGCTGGTAGAGCTTCTAAATGGCTTCAGGAGACGCTTAATGTTACTGTTGATGGAATCATAGGGCCAAAAACAATTAAGGCTGCAAAAGATTGTGATTCATTTCGCCTTATTGCTCAGTACAACGATACTCGTTTGCGTTTCTTGGAAGAGTTACCGACTTGGAAGACATTTGGAAGAGGCTGGTCAAACAGGATTTCTTCTGTTCAATCAGACGCTTCCAAAATGGCTTAATCTTTTACAAATACACCATTGGGGAGCAAGGTTCCTTTACGGTCCTTGATTTCTTCATAGGCTGATTTAATGCAAGTGGTTAAGTCTATGTGTTTCAAAGCACAATAATTTATCAAACACACCATGACATCGCCGACACCATCAATGATTCCAGCTTCATCATTCTTTAGTGTCGCATCTGCAAGTTCTCCAAGCTCACTGACAAGCTTCATTAACTGAGTTTCAGCCGTAGCATTTGGAATAATCTTACGTGCTTCAGCCCAATGAATGACCTGAAGTTCTACTTTTGCAAAACTCATTCTTTATCCTCAAATGGATCACCAAAAGATGACTGTACACCTGTTGTCATGTTCATAAAGCTTTCACCTTGTTTTTGAATAAGATCATTATTTTCAGATAGATAACAATTAAAAACTTTAACAAAAGATTTACCTGTTTCAGACATTAAAACATTGCCTGTTTCGGTGTAATTTTTGTTAGAAAACATATTAAAAATATTCATACATTCCTAAAAATAGGCGGGGGTACTCGCTGCGTCCGTCCGGGGTACTCAGTCATCCGGTCAGCATCCGCTTTCCCCCCTAAATCATTTAGCTAAACGCTTCAAATTTTCTGGAATTAAAGCACCAAATTGCAAATAAATATCACAAATAGCAGAAGCAAGAATTTGATCGTTAGTACGTTTAGTTTGAACAACATGGTTTTGTTTACCAACCATAATTCCAAGATTTTTACCTGCCATTACTAAATTAGCCGTAGTAATGGTAAATCCCAAATCATCCCATGCCATACAAGCCAATTCTTCTTGATGAAGTGTTTTTGCTTCTTCTAAATGGTCTTTTAACCAAAGAGTTAATTTATAAACTTGTGGCGCGTTCAATACATTTTTAGTAGACATTACATTCTCCTAGATCAGAAAGGCACATCTTCATCGTTGTTACGGCGAGTTGGCTGACTACTTTGACGAGCAGGTTTCTCACCAGATTCATACGGCTCTTTAACCGACAACCAGCCATCAAAACCAACAGGAACAGCATCAATCTTGATTGACTGTCCTTTGTCACTGTTAAACAGTGAACCTACTTTTACGAACCGTTTTTTGGTTTCGCCAGAAGAGTTTTTGTATTCGCCAACAATAGCGATTAGATCCATACGAGGTGATGACATTATTTACTTTCGTTAAGTTTTTCTTTGTACGCCTTAATAGCAGAACGTACTTTACTGTCAGGAGCAAGTGTTTTCCACACTGTAATCCGAACTTCGTTATCGGTAATGGCCTCCCATACGCCATACATACCGGCTAGATCATCTTTCTCAAAGTGATCTTTAATTTCATATACCAAGCTATCAATCAAAGTTGAATCTTGTTCTGGCAAGTCTTCGCCAGCATAAATATAAAGTCCCAAACCATGCAAGCTAAGAGCTTTAGTCATACACCGCATGATGGCAGTGTTAACGGCAAATGCATCAGGTTCCGCAATAGCTTTATTGCGATGATCCATAACAGGCAATTGACACATCATAGGTTTACCAAACATGGTCACAGTAACCCAAACCATGCAAGTACCATTAATGTCCATGTAACATTTTTCATGCCCTTCTGGACCCCACATTTGTACTTGATAGTGAGCATTTGAATCATGCTTCAATGCTTCCGCCCAAGCCCATGCCCAAGACAAATATGTAAGATTTGCTTTCTTTTCTGTATGCTCATTCACATTCAGAATTAGAAGATCGTTTACTGTTTTCATGCTTTTATTCCAGAGTAAGTATCGTATTCATCATTGATAATTTCCAATTGAGTGTCATCATCGAGATCACTAAATGGAACAAAATGGTTTTCTTGACAGCAAGAGATTTTCCCGTCTTTGGGCTCTATGCAATAGCAGCAATATTCGACATTTGCGTGCTCTTCTTTGAACTGTTGAATAAAATTCTTCATACTACTTCCGTTCTATATGCTTTGCTAATAACCAGCTATCACCAAGGGCTCTAACTGACTTGATCCATTGCCGTTGATTGTGGCGATTGATAGATCGAGGTACGTAGTCTACATTAAAAAGTTCACGTACATGAACCAACATTTTAATTTTCATTTCTTTCTTCCTAGTTCGTTTAAGAAGACTCTACTGTACCTACTTTTTCAAATTTTTCTCTAGGGGTTTTCCCTGATTGTTTTTAAATAAATTCATGTTAGGCTTGTGGAATGAACATTGAAGAACTTGAAACAACTTACGCATGGAACCTGGTAGTTGAGGCTACTGACTATGTTGAAACGTATGCAATAGAAGAGGACACTGAAGCTTCTGTTGTTGCCCTTCTAACTCGGGCTTTAGAGTTGGCTACTGGTAAAACAGTTTTTATAGAAAGCATGTTTAAAAATGAGTAAAGGTTCAGCACCAAGACCAATTGAAGTCCCTCGTGGCGAATATGAACGCCGATGGGATGAGATTTTTGGCAAGAAAAAGCCTGCTCCAGTAGAGCCTAAAAAGCTATAATTTTGCAAACCCGGCTAGGTTGGATTAATTACCCAATTGAAAAGTGAGCTTCCCCACTTGCCGGTGTTTTTCAGTGGAAGACAGCGGAAACAATTATGTCAATCATCAGAACGCCTCGTAAGGCGATTAATTTCACCATTCTGTCCAATTACGTCATTCAAGACAACCGTTTGTCTATGAAGGCTTTGGGTATGCTGGTTCGTTTGTTATCACGTCCTGACAATTGGTCGACCAATAGTGAAACATTGGCTCGTGAATTCGATTGTGGTCGAGAACAGATTAGAACAGTCTTGGGAGAATTGGCCGAATATGGATATATGAAGCTTAATAAAACTCAAAATGATAAAGGTCAATGGAGTTCATCATGGTCAGTATTTGATGAGCCGGAGTATAGCCAACCGGAGCCCGGAAACCCGTACTTCGGTTCACTGGGCCCTATAACAAGTACTGTAATACAAAGAACTAATACAAAGGCAGAAGAGCCAGTCGGTTTCACCTCCTTCTGGCGTGTTTATCCAAATAAGAAAGCCAAGCCTGCGGCTTTAAAAGCGTTTAACAAAGCTAAAGTAACAGACATTGATCTAATCTTGAACCACATTGACGTAATGACTAGATCTGAACAATGGCAAAACGTACAGTACATCCCTTTTCCAGCTACCTATTTAAACCAGCGTAGATGGGAAGATGACACCATTGCACCAACTAACCAATTTGCAGGCTTTAAATGAGCCTACAACACCTTACAGCCATGCGTATTGGTGGCAAAGCACCTAGAACTATTTGGATTCTTGTTGGAAACATTCCAAAATGGATAGATGATGACCATCAATACATTCAAATATTGCCTTCTGATAAACCTCAACACATAGATTTTCGGTCTTTAGTGTCACTGAATGTAGTAATTTTTGAGATTGGTCAACATGAATCTTTGCTTTTACAAACAATAAAAGCTATCGAAAGTGCAAAACCAAAGGAAATATCTATCGCTTGTAATGATGGAATTGTGGGAATTAGTGAAAAACACGAAGATGTACTTAGAAAGGCTTTGAGATTGCTATGTCAATGATATTGGACGACACAATGGATTTTAGTTTTTACTTGCATGAAACTGACAATGCAACAAAGGTAAAGACTGCGACTGTATGGATGGATGACCTAATCCATGACTTGAGAAACCCTGATAAAACAAAGAAAATCTTTATGCCGTGGGAGAAGACCATAAAGGATTTTGCTTTTCGCAAAGGTGAAGTGACACTTTGGGCTGGTCAAAATGGACACGGTAAGTCTTTGGTTACATCACAAGTAGCTATGTCTTTGATGGGCCAAGATGAAAAGGTCTGTATTGCTTCTTTTGAAATGAAGCCTACAACGACCTTGAGTCGAATGGCGAGGATGTATGCATGTACCAATCCTTTCTCTGAAGAATATCAGTCTAAAGAGGGAATAGAGGCATTGACAAGTCTTTATTCAGAGTTTGGAGAGTGGTCTGACAATAAGTTGTGGCTTTATGACCAACAAGGCACTGTTAACCAAGATCAAATCATTTCTGTAGCCAGATATTGCGCAAAGAAGCTTGGGATCACTCATTTTTTCATTGATAGTTTGATGAAATGCTCCAAAGGGGAAGATGACTATAACGGCCAAAAGAACTTTGTTGATGAATTGACAGCTCTTGCTCGTGATAACCAGATCCACATTCATCTTATCCACCACATGAAAAAGCCTGCTGGTGGTGAATACCAGGTATGCGGGAAATACGATGCCAAAGGTTCTGGAGCCATTTCTGATCTCGTGGATAACTTCTTTGTTGTTCATAGAAATAAAGAAAAATCTGATGACATTGAGAACAAAGGAATGGCTTCACTGAAAAAGAATGAAGCTGATGCCTTCCTGATATGCCGCAAACAACGTAATGGTGAAGGTGAGCCTAAGTTTTTACTGTGGTTTGATCGTGACAGTCAGCAATTTAAAGGCGCAGAACATGACAGACTCCACTTTTATCCGAACTATCCTCACAGGGAAAGTGAATTTTGAAGATCATAAAAAAAATATGGTTAAACATTTTCTTTACTTGAGACAACAAGACAGGGACTATGCAATCGAAGCTTTGTATGAGTACAAAAAAATGATGCACTGTCCTTTCCCTGATATTAATTCAGATATTAAAGTAGCATTTGAAAAGGTAAAAAATGAAAATATTAGTAGCATGTGAATATTCCGGTCGAGTTCGTGATGCTTTTAAAGCACTTGGACATGATGCAATGAGTTGTGATCTGTTGCCAACTGACGCGCCAGGTAATCATTATCAAGGTGATGTATTTGACATTATTAATGATGGATGGGACTTGATGATTGCTCATCCACCATGCACTCATTTAGCGGTAAGTGGAGCTAGACATTTTGCTGCAAAGATAGCGGATGGACGCCAGCAAGAAGCACTAGAGTTTGTGCAAAGACTGCTTGATGCACCCATTGAAAAGATTGCTCTTGAAAATCCAATCAGCATCATTAGCAGTCGAATTCGTAAACCAGATCAAATTATTCAGCCTTGGCAATTTGGCCATGGAGAAACCAAATCCACTTGTTTATGGTTAAAAAATTTACCTAAGTTAGTACCGACTGACATTGTTGATGGGAGAGATCCAAAAGTTCATTTCATGCCACCTGGACCCAATCGCTGGAAACTGAGATCCACAACTTATCAAGGTATTGCAACCGCAATGGCTGAACAATGGGGAAATGTATGAATTTTGAAGAATTACAAGCTAAATTATTTGATCTTTTAAATGAATGTAAAGATATGCCAGCCGATACCGTTATGGGTGCTGTGGCTATGGTTTATGAACGAACTAAATATCATTATGCAATGTCAATTCGATCTCACGATGAAAAATTTAAATCATCTGATGTATATGAAGAATCTTTAAAACAAGGAAATGTATGACATTCGCAATGACGTTTAAGCTTGAAGGTACACCCACTGGGAAAGGTAGACCAAAGTTTGCTAGAAAAGGTAATTTTGTCTCAACTTATACACCTTTAAAGACAAAAAATTATGAAGATCGAATACGGGAAGTTGCAAGAGAAGCAATGGGTTCTTCAGAGCCTCTAGAAACGCCTATAACAGTTTGTTTTTACATAACCATGCCAGTGCCAGCATCTTACTCAAAGAAGGCTAAAACAGCTTGTTTACTGGGAGAAACTAGACCAACAAAGAAACCTGATGTAGACAACATCATTAAAGCTTTTTTAGACGCAATGAATGGCATTGTGTACCTTGATGACTGTCAAGTAGTCGATTTACACGCTAAAAAAGTCTATGGAACAGTTGGAATGGTCGAGGTTTACATCAAAGAAAGCTTGAACTAAGGGTTTATACCTACAAAATAAATTAAAACAATCAAGTTTTTCAAGATACACTACAGTCCTCAACAACGAAACGGGTAGAAAGAAATGTCTCTTAAAGCTAAAGCAACACGGGTAAATGAGAAAAACGAAACTCACTTTATCCGTTCTAAAGTTACTGTGTATGAGCCTAAGACTGCTGTTCCAAAAGTTATTAAATCTGGAGTTGCAGCACCTCGTACATATGACATTCGTAAAGATGTCTATCGTTCTGAAGACTACCTTCAATCCAAATCTGGCGTAGCAGTATGGACAAGCTAGACATATTTGTAAGTCACGCTATTTCATTTTTAGCTGGCATTGGATTTTTAACAGCAATGATTGCAATAGGTTACTTCTTATGATTACTTTATTGGTTGTAATAGCAGTTGGAATAACAGTAGCACTTGTTGCTTCTTATGTAATGTATAAAATTTTCAAGGATGATAAAAATGTCTAAATACTCATTTGAATCTATTTGGATTAATGATATGCAACCACTTAAAGAAGTGGACAAAATCACATCAAAATTAGAACTTAAACCACAGCAAAGATTAGAAAAGATTAAAGAATTTATTTTTAATCAAAATGGTGTAACTAATAAAGAAATTGCTTTGCATTTTGAATTGCGAGTAGACCTTGTACGCCGTGACATAAGCAAACTGATGATGCAACAAATTATTTCTTGTAAATTAGAAATGATCACAACCGGTAATTTTGGATTTGCTAAACGATATTCAAAATCTACAACTTTGCACTCTGATATGAGTATTAGAGAAAAGATAGTGAAATTTGTAATCAAGCATGGACCATGTACCAATGCAGACATTACTGAAAAATTTGGATACAACAAAGACACTATTAGAAATGCAATGCAAAGAAGTAAACATTTGATTAAGTGTGATCGACAACCAGCAGGTCGCAGGTTTAATATTTATTCAGGAATTTAATATGACTAATAAGCAAATATCAAAAGAGTGCCTCTACAACGACCCAGGCATGACCCTGCGCAATTACCTCGCAGCCAAGGCGATGCAAGGATGGATTTCGTGCAGCCCAAAAATCATGGGCGAAACATTGGACGGAAGCGTTGAGATGGCTGAAGTTATCTCCACGGCGGCATACGTCATGGCTGACGCCATGCTGAAAGCCCGTGAGGTGCAAGCATGAGCGCCGACCGTGAACTGCTTGAGCTTGCGGCTAAGGCTGCTGGAATCAAGCATAGCCCGAGCTTGTCTGCTGCGTGTCGGGGTGAGCGCATTTATTGGAACCCACTCACAGACGATGGTGATGCGATGCGGCTAGCAGTGAAGCTTGGACTGCATTTTATAGATATTGATATTCAACTGACGGGGTGGACTTGTATTTCTATGCATGAAGGCGTTGATGATGTTCTGGAGTCTCATGGTAACGACCCCTACGCCGCAACCCGCCGCGCCATTGTCCGCGCCGCCGCCGAGATTGGTAAACAAGCATGAGCGCGCATACACCTGGGCCTTGGCGCTATGACTATGAGGACGGCCACTGCGGAGAAATTATTTCAAGCGACGGAAATTATGTTTTCACTTTCGTAGACGAGCCAAACGAGACAAACGAGCCAAACGCCCGCCTGATCGCCGCAGCGCCTAATTTGCTAGATGCCGCGCTGCGGGTGCTGTCTCACAAACGCGGGGAGGACGACTGGCTGATCTTGGCAGTTGACTGCCGAGCGCTTGAGAAAGCCATCGCCAAAGCCACGGGAGGTGCTTTATGAACATTTACATATTAATTGCTTTGGGCTACGTGTTACCTGCGATTGTTTCGATTGGTGTAATGATGTACCTTACCGAGGAATTAACAAGTGGGGATGTTTGTTTAGCTGCAGTTCCTTGTATAAACGTCACTTTCGCAATTACTGGTATCTTACTAATGATTGCTGATGGCATCGTTTACAACAAAGTTATTTGGAGAAAGAAATGATTAAAGACTTCAAAGAAACCATCACACGGCAGGGGTCACGATCATTTGTTGTTGCTGGCGAAGGGTATTACCAACCCGGAAAGCTGCTTTGCTGCGTAGAAGATACGGGCAATGGTTACATCGCAAGATTTCCCGGAGAAAACGTTACGCGGCAAGACTACTACGTGTGTCTAAACTATTCGCAGGTAGTGGAATTAATCCAAGGGCTTTCAATGTTTAAAAAAGAATTGGGGTTTGTATGACATGGCCCTTCCCGACTCAGTTACCGGCAGCAGCAGCCAATGCCCCAGCGAATGCGTTGCTGCCAAAGTTCAACCCTAATAACTACGAAGATGCACCGCTATGAACGCCAACAACCTAAACGAAATGTGGGCAGCACTGCTTGCCTATTTACCACAAGCAATGGCTAACGGACACGGAGATAGTTGGGCAAAGATGTGCAGTGAAAAGACTGCCGATGCTGCTTATGCTGCTTCTGCTGCTGCTTCTGCTGCTATTTATGCTGCTACTTATGCTACTTATGCTGCTGCTGCCGATGCTTCCGATGCTGCTGGTGTTTGGGCACAGAAAGCTATTGACTGCATTGCAAAAATAACGGAGGTGATATGACTAAAGAACGTGAAGCACTGAAGCTGGCGCTTGAGGCGCTGTTAGACAACCAGCATTATGTTGTAAGTTACGAAAGCAGAACCTATTCCAAGATGTATAGTAAAGCTATTAGGAGATGCGAAGAAGCCCTAGCGCAACTAGTGCAGAAGCCGGTGGCGCGTGCTGGTGAAGTAATGACGGGCGACTTGTCGCATGGGTATGCGCTAGCTGATTTGCTGGATATGTATTCCGGATGGATGACAGGTGTTGGTTATACATCTCAGCAAGAGGCTATGTATGCGTGCTCAAGAATTATCCGCGCTTTGATGCCCTTTTACACATCGCCACCAAAGCGCCAGCCGCTGACGGATGAGCAGCGACGCAAGATGTGGCGAGAATCTGATTTCCGAGGTAATGGCGGTCAAATTGACTGGTTTATTGAGGGCACCCGCGCAGCCGAGACCGCCCACGGCATCACAGGAGTTAAATCATGACTAAAGAACGTGAAGCATTGGAGCTGGCGACAAAATAAAGCAGGTTATCCACGCTACCTATTTTAAAGCGTGGAGTAATGGAGATAAAACTCATGAAAACTGAAATCACAAACTCGATCAAATTGCTTGCAACAAAGGCAGATGCGGCTACCAAAAGTGAAGAAGCCCTAGCGAAATTAGAGCAGGAGCAGGAACCCAATGTTGACAACAGTGTCGCCAAGCCACTTCAGCTAGTTATGAAATGGGCCGACATTTACGCAGCACAAACCGGTAATTATTACGCCGAAGCGGCACTTGATCCTTCAAAGTCCGCGCAAATGGACGACACAAGAGAAAAACTGGCTTTTGTGGTGGCTAAGATTTTGGGCGGCCGTGCGCCAATAGGTACACCCACCCCACCCGCAGCGCAACCAGAGCAAGAGATTTTTGGCTGGGTACGACCGGACAATCGAGTGGCCGAAGAATCTAATACGAAAAATCAATTTAGCAGGGGTGCAAATAAGCCGCCAATCGGTACATGGATGCCTGTATTCATATCGCCGCCAAAATGCAAACCAGTGACAGATGGGCAGATAGATGAGGCTTCGATTGCTATGCGCAGATATTTACATATTTCGGAGGCTTCGATTGCTATGCGCAGATATTTACATATTTCGGGAGTACTGTGATTACACGCAGCTTTCAATGCCGACCACAATATAAATGAGTAACCAAATGACTAAAGAACGTGAATCACTGAAGCTGGCGCTTGAGGCGCTGAAAAATCAGTTTGATTCTGATAACTGGAAAATAGCTCTCGCCACGCAAATTATAGAAGGAGCCCTAGCGAACCACCAGCAGGCTACCAAGCGTAAGTGGGTAACGCTGACGCCTGCTAACTTTCAGAGGTTAGAGCAACTTTATAGTCATCACGTAGCCAGTGATTTTGCACTTGCAGACATTGTTTGCATGGCAGAAACTATTCTGAAGGAGAAGAACGCATGATCGAGTACACATGTATTAAAAGTCCAGAATGCTCCGAATGGGTGTGCTATCTGTTCGGCAACGCGCCCGGTGGTGTAGGGATAACATATCGACCAAACAAAGGAGAAGAGCCTAACTGGCTTGTGCGCAAGATGATGAAAATTTGCTTTGCTTGTACGTGGGTAAAGGAGAAGAACACATGAACGATTCAGAAATGCTAAACGAGGCGGAGCGCATACTTTGCGAAGCTCGAAGCGCCATAGGGAAAATCTTGGTTGAGCGTCAAAGAGGAATGGGTTATTTCCATGCTGAGGTTGATTGGTTAGTCAATGAACAAGACAACATTAACAAGCTGATAAAAGCAATTCGAGCAAGGAATAAAAATGCCAAGACCTAAACCAATAACGCCTTGGCATACAAACCCATTAACTATTCGTATGACATGGGAACAAAGAATGAAACTTAAACAATTAGGTGGTGCAGCATGGATAAGACAACAGATCGAACAGGCTTTCCTGCACCAACCAGTTTTAGAGATTCAGTGAGACAACAATTTAAATTAGGAAAATAAAAAATGAATTTTGACCAATCTGGTATGTTGGAAAAACAAAAAGCTGCAATGTCACAACAAGAATCACAATTCCATCAAAATTTAAAAAAAGCAAATGATTATCAGATTTCAGGAGATCATTATAAAAAAGCAATCCAGCCATGGGATGCTATGGAATGTTGGATGTCTCCAGAGCAATTTGAAGGTTTTTTGCGTGGAAATGTAATCAAATACATAGCACGATATAAAGACAAAGATGGCATGAAAGATGTGCAGAAAGCAAAGCACTATCTTGAGAAGCTATTGGAATGCCTAGAAGCTCGTTGTGGGACAAGGAAAGAGTAATGTACACACCCAAGCCTCAATGGTTAAAAGACCGTGAAAAAGCCAACTTCAATGGCCCTAAAAAGCCTTGGGGTGGATATAGACCTGGTTCAGGACGTAAGCGGATTAAACCTATTGAAAACCTAATAAATATTAAGTTGAATAACATTCAAAAGCTATTACTTAAAGAAATGGGTAATGGTGATATTGATGTTGGTGTTCAAGTTCTGATTGATAAGCATTTGTAAGGATTTATATGAGTCGTAAAGTATGTAAACGTAAGCACTATGCAACAAAAGGATTTGATGCTGTAGCCCATGCAATTGCTGGAGCAGCTATCGTTGATAAGAAATCACTTGATAAGCTCTTATTGCGCGATTTAAGCAGTCTAGAAGCTATCATGAATGGCAAAGGAACTATCCAAGAATGGCATGATCTAAGTGCCAGCTTAAATCTATGTGAGACCATGGCTAGACAAGGTATTGGTCCTGAAGCACTGCCTGACTGTGCAATGGCTCAAGATGAATTAATTAATGCTGCTAGACGATACAAGCGTTCAAATATTATGGGATTTACAGGACCAGGTATTCAAGCAATCAGAAATGTGTTGGAGTACCATGATCTACAACGACAAAGTATCTCTAGATCTGAATATGAAAGATTTATTCAGATGACTGTAAATCGTATCCGTAGTCATGCGCCAGAAGTGGAATGTGTGTAATGGAAATAGATCCACTGAAAGCAATTGAATATATACAACGTAATGCGGGAACATATGCACAAGCTAAAGCCAATAGAATTTACATTGAAAACTATCTCAAAACAGTCAAAGCTAGACTTATGGGAGATTCAGAGGAAAAAGCAATTGGAGCAAAGGAAATGGATGCTTATGCAAACCCAGTCTATGTTGAGCAATTGGATGGCCTCAAAGCTGCAATAGAGGTTGAAGAAAATCTACGTTATATGCTGGAAGCAGCAAAGCTTAAAGTGGAAATTTTCAAAGTACAAGAGTACACCAAGCGAACTGAAATGAAAATGCAATGAATGAAAAACAATATAAACAAAAGCTTACACAACTAGGTTGCATGGTTTGTAGGCGTTTATATGACATAACAGATAGTCCGGTACAGTTACATCACTTTAGATCTGGAGGCTGGGGTAAAGGTGATTACACAACGCTTATTCCTCTTTGTCCTGAACACCATGTTGGTAAAACAGGCATTCATGGAATGGGAACTAAAGCATTTGATAAGTTCTACGGCGATAATCATGGCTTCACACAGCAGACACTTTTAGACGATACAAAAGGATTAATATGAACAACAGTGGCGCATTCATTCTTACTTTACTTCATGCCTCAACTAATGCACATATTTTGCATTTGCAAAGCAGAAGCTATTCTGAACACATGGCATTGGGAACATTCTATGAAGAGTTACCTGGTCTAGTTGATTCAGTTGCCGAGGCTATTCAAGGATTGACTCAAGAGATTATTCAATATGAGTTGGACTATTACTCTCCAGCAGATACGGCATTGGAAGAGTTGATGTCATTGAAAGAGTATGTATCTGAGGAACGAAAAGATCTACCTCAAAATACGGAAATCCAAAACCTAGTTGATGAAGTTGCAGCATTGATTGACTCTACTTTATTCAAGCTTAAATTCCTAAAATAATAAGAATCATATTATTTATACTTAATGGGGCCTTGATTGCCCCATTTGTTTATTTAATAAAACAATCAAAATAAGATAATATAAGCATTAATAATGGAGCTACTATTAATACAGTACCGATAATATTAAGTGCAATAATTTTCATTTGGCATATCCATATAGTTCGATATTAATGCGACGGTCGATTGTCTCTTGACGTTGACGGCTGAGAATTAAACCTGCGCCTATATAGTCACCATCAGCAAGGCACTCAAGAATATTGGCTTGCTGATCGTTGCATGCATCAATCAAATCCTGTTCGTCATATGCCTCAGTTTGGCGCTTGCTGCATTCAAAGAACTGGCTGGCTTCTACTGTAGTGTGTTTCATTTACTGCCTTCGGTAAGAGCACCTGGAATCAAGTGCATGGCTAAATTCTAATCCATGTTTCTGTGGATAACTTGTGGATAGTCAATTATTTACTAGGTGTTTACCCTAATAATTGTCATCAAATTACGTGTTTGGCGACAATGCAAGACTAGGCTGCTTGAAAAAAGAAAAAATCAAGTCTCTTTATATGATGCTTCATCGCACGCATAAACGAATGGCACAAGCGAAGCGCAAAGCATAGCGAATAAACGCGTTAAACCCAGCCATCCTGAGCATGTTTATTCTCTTACGCACCAATAGTTAAGTACATCACATCGTCGCTCTAATAGCGTCCTGCTGCATATGCTTTTCACTGGAGAATCCGCGAGAAACCCTTTAGCCCTAGAGCATGACTGTACTCTTCCGCACTAAGTAACTAATACATAGTTGAATAGCATTTCCACTACTGCCTGACTCCTGAACCCAGCTACTCAATAACTCAAAAGCTATCGGTCTCCCTCCATCCCATAATTAATGACCCGTTGGTCAGTAACCATCCAGACCCCCCCAACTTAGCGTTTAGAACCCCCTAGGTTAAGGGGTAACCCTGCGAATGGATGAGAAGAAGGGGGCCCACTCACCCATTCCCAATTTTTTCACAAAAACTTTTCCCCCCTCAACCAAACCACCAAGACCATTTCAGCCTATAAGTAATGCAAAACCTATTTTTATTTTTTTTACTCAAAAAGTTTTATACTTAGCACATTCCTCAATAGCTCAGTTGGTAGAGCAAGTGACTGTTAATCACTAGGTCACACGTTCGAGCCGTGTTTGAGGAGCCATTTATAAAGGATTGTTATGGAATGGACATTGTCTCACCCGTTATACGATATTGATGATATTGTTGAACTGGGTAAATTACTATTAATAGCAGAAGGTAATACTGTACTTAATACTGATCCACAAGTATTTAGACATCAATTAACTGTTTGTGCTACTAATCAAATATTTGATAAACGCAGAGAGTTTTTAGCAGTATGTCGAGATATTAATAATAAGTTAATGGGATATTGTTGGTTTGATCGTGGTGGATATACTACATATTCAACTGAAGAAATTAGTAATGCCAAGTTTCACCATGTTGATTTAACTCTTCCTGCTAAAACTCGGGTTAAGTTAATTAATGCAATGATTGATCAACATATACTATGGGCTCACAGTAATGGGATACCTATTATTTGTTCGACAAGTATCCGTACAGAGCATGATGGGTTTATGAGAATGCACGCTAAACGTGGTTTTGTTGTTAATGGGTCTTATGCTTGGATTCGTACTGAAGAAGGTTTAAAAGGAATTAAACATGTTTGATAAACCTATTCGTCCAGAAGGTTCCATAGTATCTAGTCCTGCAAGACTGCAAGCTTCTAAAGACCAAAAGGCTCTTATCAGGGCTGAAAAGAAAGCCCTAGAACTAGCTACAGGACAAAGACATCCTAAACAAGGTGCTAATCTGGCAACAGATAGAAATACGGCTGGTCGACCTAAATCCATTGTTAATCGGGTTACTGAATACGGTGCTTTGTTTAACAAGCTTAATGATGAACATGTCGCTAAAGGCTTTGCTCCACTCAAAACTGCTATGGAAGTTCTTATTGAAGCCATGCAGTCTGATGAACTTGATATTAAAGAAAAGTCCAAGATAGCTGAAAAACTTGCTACATTTGAGTCTTCTAGGGCGCCTATCATTTCCATTGAGCATGTGCAGAACATTACTAAAGAAGAGGATGTGTCTGCTGAAGACGCTTTAGATGATTTCATGCAATCCTTACGAAAGATATAAAATGCCCTTAAAATCTGGTAAATCCAAGAAAGTATTCGAAAAGAATATTAAGACTGAGATTAAAGCTGGTAAAAAGCCTGACCAGGCTGTTGCTATTGCTTATTCGATGAAGCGTGATTCTGATGACAAACGAAAGGTCAAGAAATGAGTACAAATTTTCTCTATGCCCAAGCGCCTAATCGCAAAGGCAATATTTCCAAGAATCCTGCCAAACATGAAGCTGTAAAAGGTGGAACGTCTGGAGTTGTTACTCATGGTACTCAGGGTGCTGCTAAAGTATCTGATGCTTATGGTAGTAGCAATGTTGCTGCTCGTAAACAACCTGTTCTTCTTTCGACTCCTAAAGCTTATTGTGGCAAGATCGAAAATGATGGTTACCTTAAAGGTAGCTTTAATCCTTCTAAGTGAGGTTCCCATGTCTGCATACGGTAAAGTAATCAGTGGTGGTAAGGCTATGAGCAAAGGTCTTACTAAAGGCATTAATGAAAAACTAGAAGAGTTTGCTGAAAGTCATACTCGTTCTAAAACTATTGCCACTTCTGTTTTGAATGCGTTTAAAGCTAATCCCTTTAATGAACCGCATACTCAAAATATCAATGGTGGCAAGTTCACTGCTGGTAAACGTCCCTCTAAAATTTAAAAGGTATTAATATGGCATCGTATGATATTGAAGCTCTCAAGGCAGATTTGCCGACCGCTAAAGATTTGTCTCAATTTGTTTACGATAAGACCGGCATTTCGCTTGATCTTATTGGTAAACCAAAAGAAGACCAATATTTGGTAGCAAAGAATGCTCTTGAGGGTAAAAAGATTCCTGCTGATTTTCAAACTGATCTGAATCCTTACATTGATAAACGGGAAATGATTCCTGTTGATGATATGAAAAAGATTCCAGAGCGAAGTAAAGATTTGCCTGATGTCTCAAACCGCGTGCATTTCTTTGGTGCAACAAACATGCCTCACCCGCATGATCCACAATCTGATCGCAAAGTTCAAATCAACTTTCACAAGTATGACAATGGCGCCATGACATATCAGATCATGGGGCCCATTGAACAAATTGCCGTTGGTGAACGTATCAATAAGTTTGGCGTTAAAACTCCTGAGAAATACGGTTGGATTGACCCTCGCACAGAAGAGATTTTGCTTAAACGTCCTGATGGTACTTTCACTGAAAAAGGCCGTGGTGTTTATGCGTACTGTATTGGTGAAAAAGGTGGCGGGATTTGGCCGATGATTGATCGCAACATTCTTGCTACAGTCGAGAAAAACATTACTAATCCGTGGGCGTAATGGAAGACTATACTTTGGTTTTCCGATCAAAGTTGTCTGGACAGGCAGAAGTATGTGCGCGTAAAACTTTGGAAATCCTTCAAAAAGATTTGCAAAACACACATGATCTTTCGCCTTCCGACATTTTTTATCTGGCCTCTGCTGCTCAATTGTTATTGACCATGCGCGATTACTATGGCGAAAAGTGAAGCTAGTGATTACATCCAACCTATTTACAAGGACCGTGCCCTAAAGCACCTTGTTCAACTTGCTGGTGGTAAGAAGTACATCAAAGAGATGACTGCTGATCAGCTTAAAGCCATGAAAACGGCTAGGGATGTAATTGCCAAAGATATGCAGTTTAATACTTTGAAGTGGTTTAGGCCCTTCAAGTATCAGACTAACTTTTTTAAAACAGGTTCTACGCATACTCGTAGAGGGATGATTGCCGCCAATCGTACTGGTAAAACAATTGCCTCTACTTATGAGACTGCTTATCATTTGACAGGACGTTATCCCAAAGATTGGACTGGTAAAGTCTGGACAACACCTATTATTGCTATGGCAAGTGGTGAATCATGGGAACAGGTTGCTAAAACTCTTCAAAGTAAATTGTTAGGCTGCGATGATATTAAACAATCCTATAAACTTGGAACTGGTTCCATCCCACGCGAAGACATTGATCCAAAATCAATTAGAACGGACGGAGCGAACGTGTTGGCTATTGAGGTCTGGCACATTTCAGGAGGGAAGTCTAAGCTCTACTTCTCAAACTATACCCAACAAGTACGACATTTGCAGGGATTTGAACTTGACCTCGTAATTCTTGATGAACAACCGCCTGATGAAATCTTTTCCGAGCTTGTAGTTCGTACTGCTCAACGAAATGGTCAAGTTATGTGTTCTTTCACGCCTCTTAAAGGTATGTCAGGTCTAGTACGCAAGTTTTGGGACAAGATCGAAGGTTATACACATATTCGTGTTGGCTGGAGCGATGTTCCATACAAAAATGAATGGGATGAAGAGTTTTTCTCTCAAAAAGAACGTGACCAATTGTCTCGAGATTTTATGCCTTGGGAAAGAGAATGTCGAATGAATGGAACTCCACTTGTTGGTAAAGGTGTTGTCTTTCCAATGTTGGAATGGCCTACTTACAAAACAATTGACTTGGATTTAATGCGTAATGAAAAACTAGAACGCCTTATTTCCTTTGACTTGGGTATTCGTAATGATCCAACAGTCATTAGCTTTTTCTTTCGTGATCCAGTAGCTGAGATTATTTATTTACATAGGCAAGTAACTATTCCTCGTGGAGAAGTTCCTGACGAATATGTTCATTATCTGATGGACAGAGAATCTAAAGGTGTACCTATTGCTTTGCCCCATGATGCGGGACAAGCTGGTCGATATACTTTGACAGAACAATCTATTCGAGAAACATTTGAAGATAATTATGGTTTAAACTGTATCCCAGGCGCTATTTTGAATCCTGCTAATGATCAAGGTAAGGTAACTAACTTTAAATCTTATGGAATCAATATAATGCGTGTAGGAATGGAACGTAAATCATTTATGATTAATGAATCATGCGTTTCATTTTTGGATGAAGCTAGAAACTATGCCATTGATGAAGCAGGTAAGTTTTCTGATCCTGATGATCATATTGACTCTGCTCGAATTGGTATATTAGCTTTAATTCAAGGTCATGGTGAATCATTGGTAAGTAGAGCTAATACTTTTGTCTATCGTAGGCCAGAAGCTATTGATGGTAAAGTACAACGAATTTAAGGCAAGACATGTTAGATAAACAAAATGTAATCATTGAGTATATTGAAGCTCCCCAAGGAAATAAGGGTGTTGTTTTCCAAGTAGCTCATGAAGTTTATCTAAAAATGGTGGATTACTTGCGATTGACGCAAGCTAAAAACACTTTTAATAGGCTTTCTGATTACCATTATCTAAATATCGCTGTCAGTAATTCTACTGAGCCAATTCGCGGTATTGATTACATTCATCCTGTTGTAACACCTGGTGTAGATTACGCTACAGCCATTATTACCAAATGTTTGATGCCAAATGGCAAGGTTAACTTTGAATTTGAGCGTTTTAGTGAATCTGATACTGAGCAATCTAATCAGGCAACTGAAATGGTCAAGTACATGCTTAACAGTAAGAATGATTCTTACCAAATTATTCGTGATTGGGCACAAGATTCACTTTTGCACAAAAATGGCATTGTTATGGTGTCACCAGTGCGTGAACCCATTACTCAATACAAAGAAGTAGAAGGTACCAAAGACCAACTGCGTGTATTTGAAACTTTGGCTGGTGAAAAAGGCTTGACTGCTAAACGTCAAGAAATGACTAAGGTAGATGTCGATTTGCAAGGCGTTATGCAATCATCTCCTGACATGAATGATGCGCAAAAGATTCAAGAATCATTGTCAGCAAATACTGTTTACCGTGCCAAATATAAATTGACCGGTTATTCAACTACTGTGCGTGTTAAACATGTTGCTCAACATTACTTTGTTTGCAACCCTACTATTTCTAACATTCAAGACCAAGATTTCGTGGGTTTTTATGATCCCATGACAATACATGAATGCAAAGCTCAGTTCCCGTATGTAGATCTTGAGAAACTAGCTGAACATGCTGCTTATGGCCCTGCTGGAGCTTATCAAGCTGGCGCCTTGGAGAATGACCTTGCTTTGCACGCTCGGGACTCTACGCCTGTTCCTGGACAAGGTGTAGTTGCTTCTGCTGGTGCTGATCGTTATAGCCGAGTCATCATGTTGACAACAGCATGGATTCGTAAAGACGTTGATGGTGATGGTGAAGAGGAAATTGTTGAAGTTTGCTATTCTGGATCGTACGTTTTGTACATGAAAGAAGTAGATTTCATTCCTTTGGCGTCCATGTGTCCAAAACCAATTACAGGTAACTTTTTTGGTTATTCATTGGCTGAACGTTTGGTTCCAATGCAGGAATATGCAACATCTATTGCTCGTGCAGAGATGTCATTTGCCATGCAATCGTCTACTCCACGGATTGGTGTCAATCCTGAGTTTATTGATGCTGAAGAAATTCAACGTGGCGTAAGTGCTATGTTTATTCTTGATCGCAAGTTTGATGCCAATAAGCACGTATTCCAATTCCAGCCAATGCAAGGAAATTTGGCTTATGTTGAGTCATCTATGCAGCGTTTTGAAGCTGACAAGATGGCAATGATTGGTATGACAAGCCCTAATGACGTTATGAATCCTGAAGTCATGAAAGATGGCAACAGCGGATTTAAACTTCAATTGGCAATGGGGCCAAATCAGCTTATCCAAGATGAAATGGTCAAGAATTGCGCTATTGGATTGCGTGATGTCATCTACATTGTGTGGAAAACATTGGTTCAATACTCTGATGACTACAACATTCAGCAATTGGCTAATGTTTGTGCTCAAGGCAAACCATTTATGGATGCTAAATCAGTCGAAAACTTTGAATTTATTGACCGTAGACTGATTAACATTGATTTGGCTCTTGGATTCTTGTCTGATGAGAATCGTTTGACTCGTCAACAGCTTATTTCGCAAGCTCAAGGTGCATTTTCTGCTGGAATGTTGCAATTAGATCCATCAGTACCTGGTTTATTTACTAAATTACGCCGTCCATTTGAAGATACTTTGCGAGTATTAGGAGTTAAGGATGTAGATTCTTATTTGCCTACTATGGATGAAGCAATGCAAATTGCACAAGCTAAAGCTAAACAACCACCTGGACCTGCTGAACAAGAGTTGTCTAGCAAGGTTGCACTGAATACTGCCAAGGTTGCAGATACTCAAGCAAATACTGCATTTACTGTCCGTAAAACTCAAGATATGGATACGGATGATATGTTTGAAGCAATTGCTGCAAAAAGAGATAAACTACGGGCAGTTGAAGTAGATTAAGGATTAATAATGAAAAGCTTGGTAATTAATATTAGGGAATATTTTAATAAACGAACAAAAATTAAAGATACATGGAAGGAAGCTGATGTAACACGAAGAACTCTAGTTATTGAGAATGGCGAAAAAGCCAGTCGCCTCATGTCGAATGAGGACTTTGGATTAATGTTTAATCTGTACCGATTTAACATGCTGGAACGTCTTGAAGAAAGTAAAGATGATTCAGATCGTATTAGTAATGCACATTATGTAGCTGGAGTCCGAGACTTTATTGATTTCGTAGAGAAACAAGAATTTCTTGGAAAAGTTGCAAAAAAAGCTAACCCTTAAAGGAAAAATATGTCAG